CAAACCGTGACCCATCAGGAAGCATAGACTTTGATGATGTGCTGGTGGCGACAGAAGATATTGAATCCCATATCACCACACCTACAACCGGAAGCCTTTCGATGTCTGTTGGTAGCACAGCGGGAAATAAAATTACTTTTACCATACCAGCCCTTCAGATCCTTGATGTTACGCAAGGCGACAGGAACGGTGTTACAACCGCGGAATGTTCTTTCAAGCTTAGGACCAATGGTTCTGATGATGATGAGCTTGTTATAACACATGATGATTAATTTTACAGGAGGCCCAATAAATGATAGCGCAAGATGTACGTTTAGCGGCATTTAATTATGTTTTAGAAGAAGATAGAAAATTACCGGAAAAGGACCAGACAATTTTTAAGTTACAACCCCTGTCATATAGTCAAACCAGGGTAATTGATGATCTGTTAGGAACGGCTTTCAGGAATAAAACTAATCCATTAGGAACTATGAACCATAAGCTTTTAAATTATGGTCTTATGGGTTGGGAAAACATGAAAGACAACAATGGCGGGGAAATTAAATTTAAAAGAAATAAAGAAGGTGATATTCCTGATGACCTTTTTATGTGTTTTACTAGGGAACAGCGTTCAGAACTTGCGTCAGAAATATGGGGTGGATCAAAGATAGAAGATGAAGAAGAAAAAAACTAACATTGGCGGTTGCGGTTTCAGAAGGGGCTTACCCACGCAAACCGCCCTGCCCCAACTGTACAGAAGAACAGAAAGAAATATATGGATGTGTTGAAGATGCCACAGATCCTAATGAATGGATTACCTTTGAAGATGAAAGCGTTTTAAAACAATGCCCGTATCGCCTTGTAACCCAAAAGCATACAAGCTTAATACAGGACTTCAGCTTAATAGAAAGCGGTATTTTGCCTTGTGCTGGTGGTTGGGGGGATCAATCTGCTTCCTGGGTAAAGGCCATGTATATTATCGCTGCGGCGAAAAAGGAATTTAAAAAAGATGCCGGACCCAACACTTGATGTCATTGTAAAACTACAAGACCAGTTTTCTAAACAATTCAAGAAATTCACTGGCACCATGGTCAAGGAATCTGAAAAGACGGCCAAAAAAGTAAACAAGTCTTTCATGTCCATGGAAACTGTCATGACGGGCGTGGCGGGTTATTTAGGCATTCAGACAGTTAAATCCTTGATAACCACAGGTATGCAGGCAGAACGGCTTGGAACGGCCTTTAAGAACCTGTCTAAAAGCGCAGGCCTGGACTTTAAGAAAACCCTTAGCTTGACGCAGGCGGCATTAAGGGGAACTGTCAGTGATCTTGAAATAATGCAGCAGGCCAACAATGCTATGCTGCTTGATGTTGTCAGGTCAGAAGAAGAATTTGCCAAACTTGCTGAAGCTGGCCGCAGGCTTGGTGCTGCTATGGGGATATCAGCCAGCAAGGGCCTTGAAAGTCTTGTTGTTGGTATTGGCCGGCAGTCTAAATTATGGCTTGATAACCTTGGAATTATAGTTAATACGGAAGCCGCTTATGAACAGTTGGCTGTATCTATTGGCAAAACAACAGAAGAACTGACAGACCAGGATAGGAAGCTTGCATTCCGTGAAGCCACTTTCAGGGCGATAGAATCACGCCTGCAAAGCCTAGGGGAAGACAGCGAATCCAGCGCGGAAAAAGTTGATAAACTTACTGCTACGTTAAAGAATCTATGGGTGGAAATATCAAAAACTGCTGGTCCTGCTGTTGGTGCGGGTGCTGAAGCAGCAACTTGGGGATTAAAAACATGGCGGGGGGGCATAGAAGATTTGGGTGAATGGCTTGGCGAAGTAATAGGCGCATCAAACCCACCCGGCAGACTAGGCGAAGAAAACAGAAAGCGGGCCGCAGAACTTGCCAAAAAGCAAAGAATGGCCTACGCCCAATTTGAAAGGGAATTTATACAAAAACAGCGGTCAGAAAAAATTCTTGCTGACCTAATGCTGCCTTATGCGGAGACGACCATCCCTTTTGAACAGAAATCCTGGGCGCCGCCCATCAAAGACAATTTTACCCTTATGGATGATAGGGTGTTGGGTATTATGTGGCGCATGGAAAAAGAATCTAATTCTATTTGGGAAAAAATGAAAGAAGGTTGGCGCAATTATCTTAAATTTGGCGGTGATATTTTCGACCAATTTGCCTTTTTGGTTGAAGACACTTTTCGGGCCTTGGAAACCACCCTTGGGGATGTCTTTTTTGACGCCATGATGGGAAAGATGAAGTCATTTAAGGACTATGTATCAGCCTTTGCCCGTGATATGGCCCGGATATTGTCTAATATATTTGCCCGTCAGGCTATTATAGGCATTACAGGTGGGATAGCAGGTGGCGTTAAAAGCTTGTTTGGTTCCCCCTTTAAGGGATTTGATTATGATAGATTCACTTTGCCAGTTGGATATTCACATGATGTTGCGCCTTTAGGTCCAATGGCCGCGGAAGGCGGTGTATTCAATACCCCCGTCATTGCCGGTGAAGCAGGCCCGGAAGCCATCATTCCTTTATCCGGTGGCCGCTTTGTGCCTGTCCAAATGAAAGGCGGTGGCGGTGGGCAGACAGTAAATGTTTATCTGACAGTTAACGCGCTGGATGGCCCTTCTGCCAAAGCAGTGCTGATGCGGGAAAAGGACACCATAGGGGCCATCATGCAGGATGCGTTTAAATATAATTATCCGGTTCGAAGGGCAGTAAAGGCATTATAACATGGTAGCTTTTAATTTAACGCCAGAATTTGTATATGATACAACGCAGAACTTTCAGACTATACAGACGCCTTTTGAAAGTGGGGCAACACAATTGCGGGCTAAATGGGCACGGCCTAAAAGAAGATGGACTTTGCGGTGGAAAAATGCCACTCCTGCGGAAATGGAAGAATTAAGGGCTTTTTACCGGGACCATAAAGGCCCTGCTGTAACTTTTTCTTACACCCCAACAGAAAAGATACCCCGTCCAACTTTTGCACCCACAACAGGACAGGAAGAAGGGCCGACGGAAGCCCTGGAATATCGTATTTATTACGCCGGATACACATGGTCAGATTCAAGCGATAATGAAACACAGGTTTCTTTAAACACCGCTACACAGATTGTTGATGCCAGCTACCTTTTAACTGTTACAGTTCCGGCTTTTCCTAATAACGTTGATAAAGCATGGATATATGTTGGTACATCAGCAAATACTAAATACAAACAGGCAACAGCAGTTACAACATCCGGCGGCACCTGGACGGAACCTGCAGGGGGATATGATTCAGGTGGCGATGCACAGCCTACCAGCAATGCATTATCAGAAACCGTAACGGCGCATTTTGTTGCTGATAGTTTTAAGGGAACTAAAGTCAGCGCATATATTTACACAATGCAGATTGAAATTGAAGAAGTTTTGAATTTATGAAAACCTTAACCGCAGCATTAATATTAGAAAAGAATAAGACATCCAGCGATGACCCTTGGATTATTCTTTTTGAAATGGACCTGGACAACACTGATACGCTGCGGTTGGCCGCTTATCCTGAAGATGTTTTTTTCCCAAACACCACATCAGGCAACACATACACAGCTTTTCCGGCTATTACAGAACCAATTAAAGAAAATGCACAAGGAAAGCTTAATACCTTAAATGTACATGTAGCGAACATTGACAGGACAATGATTGCATATGTGGAAAATAATAACCTGTTAGGCCGGGATGTTACTGTGCGTATTGTTAACGCAGATAACTTGGATGATTCAACGGCTAAACTGGATTTCACCTACCGGATAAACCAGATAAATATTACTGCTGAAACCGCTACTTTTGAACTTGGCCATGAAGACCTGTTTGCAATGCAAGTACCGCGGCAGCGGTACATTAGATCCAAGTGCAGATTTGTTTTCAAGGACTCCAATTGCGGTTATACAGGCGGGGAAACCATTTGCGATTATACCCTTGACGGCCCAAAGGGCTGCAGGGATAAAGACAACACCCTTAATTTTGGTGGTGCGCCTGCCCTGCCATACGGGAGGCTTTATGGAATATAAAGACCTTCTTGGAATACCTTTTGAATTTGGCGGGCGTGATGCGTCTGGAATGGACTGCTACGGCGTAGTGCTTGAATACTACAAGCGGATG